CCGAACCATCACTATTCACGAAGATATCATGAGGACCATAGTTCTCACGATTATAGAGGTCGATGGAAGCATCACTCACCATAAACACGCGCTTCCCACTAAACAGCGGAGTACCACGACGAGACACATTGTAGAGTCGACTCTGACCACTGTCGCCTAGGTTGTTCAGCGTCGTATAGCCTTCCTCAAACCACAAACCAAAGCCCAGTTGTCCAATCTCCACACGATTGTCCTGATGACCAAATTCGGGATTCGCCATATCGGGCTGTCCCAGCTGACGATCGGGATACTTGTTGTACACCACCCAGTCATACAACTGACGGACGGTGCAATACTCACCCACCCACATCAAACCGGCACGCGACCACTCATTGCCCACACGCTTAAGAGCGGAGAAGATGCCATTAGGTCCTAGGTTATACAGCAAAGCACCGGTTTTGCCGTCGTAAAACTCTAGCACCGCGATGCGTTGGTCGCCTTCTTGGCGGAAACCCTGCACGATACTGGGATAGGCATTACCTGCAGCGTAAGTGCGCTGCTCAGCACCAATACTCACCACTCGGTCGTGTCCCTCGGGTGCCGTGCGCAACTGGCGGACCTGCGCACTGTCGATGTTGGCATCGCCGATCAGCGCATAACGCGTCGATATGAACTCAAAGGAGTCACCCTTGCGCCAATAGGCACTGTCGGCTCTTGGAGCGGTGGCACTGCTCTTTTCGTGCGATTGGGTGCAGTAATAGGTCTCCACCGTACCAGCACCCGTGCTTATCGTCACCACATCCATAAATGGATCGCCATCCGTACCAGCGGAAAAACGACTACCATCTTTAAGATCGGACCACATACCGCGAGGACGAATGGAGGCACCGCGCTCACCCCGCTTGTCAGCCTCCGACAAGCACCAGGGGGTGGCAGCACCATCGAGCTCTAGTTTAGGAGCCGCAAAATAGACACCGGCACCATCGGGTCTATTTCCGAAATTATTCCACAGGCGGAGGTAGAAATTGCAAGCCTCACTAGTCGCCGAAAAGGAGATGGAAAAGCGTTGCCACTCTTTCGTCGCAACGAAAGACGTGTGAGGACCTGCAGGATAAGCGATCATCCAAAACTTGCAACTATTACTACGCCTAGAGCGAGCATACACCGAAAACACATACTGCTGACCACGGATGAGTTTACCATCAAACTGTTGCACCAAATCACTATACTCATTTTTGGCACTCGACAGATTGGGGTTACCAGGAGAGGACAGCAGCATCGTATCTGCGCCAAAAATAGGATTGGTCATCTCCGCATACTTCTCCGCCTTGCTGAACACACTATTATCTGTTACCATAGCGCACCAACGACCGGCATGTGGACTATCGAGTATCTTTCCCTTAAAGTCCGTACCATGGAGCATATTTGCCTGAGTCGTCAGACCATCACGACCATTTTTGCCATCTTTACCAGGTGCACCATCGTTACCAGGAGCGCCCGGGTCTCCCTTTATTCTGCTCCACTTGTAGGCACTTGGACTATTGGGAGCTTGCTGGTTGAAGTCGGTGCATTCCCCGATATAGTCGCCCACCGTCTCGCCATTGTTCGCCGTGAAGGTCCTGCCCCCATCGTTGGAGTATTTGATATGTAGGTAAGAAGTCTGACCATCTTGGGGAGCAGCTTGCAATAACAGCCATTGCGTAGGACGGGACGCAGAAGGAGCCACGCCCTGACTGTTCGCCAGGCATCGCCACTTTGCCCCCTCATGCCACACGTCTGAAATCTCATACACCGACGTGTCGGCATTGCGCGACTTATGATAGTAACGGGCATCTCTCTGCCACACACCGCGGTCCACAATCTCGGGCATCGGGAGTGAGTCCGCACCTAGGCGGATAATGTCCTGCACAATCAAACCACGAGCATATACATAGTCTTGATCGGGAGCAAGCACATCACCGAGCATCTGCCGCAAAAAGTCGGGCACACTGCCAAAGGAACTTGACACATCGCTATCAGACAAGAGGGGACTGTCCACATGCGACAAATGGACGATGCGACCCTCACGACTCGACAGGTATAAGCAGCTTTGACGCTCGGCATTGCGCTGGTTTCCCCAGCGTGCGAGATTCATGCCCACCACGGGAGGGGTATTGCGACCACTCGGGATTTGTGCGGGGTCATCATCATACAACTGCACGCCGATGGTGTTGGTCGACAAATCGACATCTTGCACCAACATCCAAGACGTGGCATACAAGGGGGCATTCGCATCGGGGGCATCCACCACACCGAGTGCACGCGCTGCCATCGTATTCACGACACCTTTCAAGATGTCCAGAGGGGCAAACGCGGTATAGTCATTATCCCAGCGTCGACGCAGACGCAAACGATAACGACCACCACCCATCGACTCTACATGCTCCACCGTGCCACTCTCCGTCATCAACCAGTCGCCCTCGATGGCTGTAATGCGGTTGATGAGCAATTCGGTCGCGCGCAGATAACTACGCACCGTCAGACTTTCCACCTCCGCATTGCCATCACCATCGATGCGACCACCACGACCGCCCACGATGCCGGAGCGGAAATCGCCAAACGTGGCACCACCGCGCAAACTGCTTTCTCCCTCCACGTCTAGTCCTTCACGCACACTCGCGCCTTTGGCAAACGTGATATGACCATGCGCGGTATCGTCATGACTAGACGAGAGGTAATCGCCGCTCGATTGTTGGAGCATCACAATCATATCGGCCAACAACTGACCCACACGATAAGCAGTATTGGCAGCTTCAGCCACTTCATCTCGGATGATGTGCGCACGTTCGAGGAGGGTTTTTGCCATAAAAGTTAGAGGTTAGAGGTTATGGGAAAGGACTTCGAGGAGGAGAGTAAAAGCCCCAAAGAGGAGAATAACGATGTAGAGGATAAAATCCTCGCTATACCTCCGCTTTTCGGGACGACTACGCGGCGGGTTTTTCTTCTTCATCATGCGGGGGATTAAGCAGCACATCCGCCATCTTATTAGGATCTTCACGACTCACAATCACGGCGCGGATGGTGTTATTCTGCCGTTGGATTTCGGCTTTGGTCCACGCGCTTTCTCTGACGCTCCAAAACTCGCACCATAAGATATATCCAGCCCAAGGCATGCTGAAGAAAGGAGCAGGCAACAAAAACGCGGCAATCAAATCCAAGAGACACAAAATGAAAAATGGCACGAGGTACTTCACGGCTTTCTTCGCCGTCATTTTCAGCCCGCGAGAGGTCGTTGCCTCTCCGCGTTGTCGGGCCTTATGGACACCCGTCACCAAGTCCACAAACATCGCCACCAAAATCGCCCCCGTAAAGAGGACGATCATGGCGATGTGAAAACGCAAGTGGACTTCAAACAATTCTACAAACGCTTCTTTCATAAGGCTTATTTATCGGTTGGAGGTGCGCTTTCTGCGGAGGATTCCACTGCCTCCGCTGGCTTATAAACATAGTCCTTTGGGAGGCGGAGAAAGGCGCGATAGGGGGGGAGTATAATTCTTTTATCGTTTGGGATAAGCGACCATTGTCCTTCACCTTTTTTATTCAGCACTAATGCATAGTATTTGTATTTATCGTGGTCGCGCATCTCAACGGTCACGGGCTGCAAGGTTCCCATTAAGCCAGTGTCGATAGGGGCAGAGTAAGGTTCGGGAGAAAGGATATACTCTTTACTCTCCTTAGCCATCAAGAATACCGGAGTGTAGGCAGGGATCTTTTTGCCTTCGCCAATCATTTCAAAGTCTATAGTCTTTGTCAAATCTCGGTCGGTTCGGAGAGCGTACGCGTGAATCTTCCCTGGTAGCCTCACCGCAAACGGAAACATTCGGGTTGCAGCAAAATTACCGTCTCTAGTGGGTACATCTGGAGTAACTCGCAACAAGTCACCGCCCAACCAATCGATGACTTTTTGGGATTGTGCCAAAGCCGATTTCACTTCTTCCAGACTAGTCACTACGCTAGTCAAACGTTCTGACAACACACTGGCATCAACACTACTTTCGGGCAAATGCTCGGGCTTGATCTTGTCGTTCTTATCGAAAAAACTAGCAAGGTCGCGCATATTGGTTTCGAGTTGGAGGGACACGGATGTGTCCCCTCCAATGTTCGCAAAGATGTTATTACTCATCGTTCTGGGGCTTCGGGGTTATGGTTGTTAAACTTTCCAATTCCGCTTGCTTCGCAGAGATCTTTTCTTCTTCCGCACGCAGCTCTTCAGGGGCGGCACCTGCCTCTTCAAGCTCGCGGAGCTTTTTGCGATGCTTTTGGAGATAACGCTTAGCAGCAGCTATCTTATTTGCAAGAGTAGAGGGGTCGGGAGTAGAGGAGGGGGCATCATCTTCCGCAGCAGCCTCGTCCTCGTCCTCGGACACGGCCGTGGCATCATAGCTGTCATACGCAGCCCAAGCTGCTGCCCATGCCTTTACCAACTGGTCCAACTGGAAGATGTGCTCTTTGCGGTCACAAGGCTCTGCATCAGCCATCGTGAGCAACTGCTGATACACCTTGCGCATCTGCTCATAGCGCGTCGCATTGTCATCATAGAGGGCTTGGATTTCGGCTGGCAACTCATCATGATCCGCACGACGACCGCGCTTGGGGCTCGACACCACGGGACCTTCACGAGGCACGGCATAAGCATCGGCTGCTTCTGCTGCTTGCTCTTCCACGGGGCTTTCTGACGATGCTGCGCTAAACTCTTCCGCACACTCTGCCAATAGTTCGCGCTCGAGGTTGCGCAGCGTTTCTACGTTGTGCCCTTCTTGACGGATGGCAAGATGCTTCTTTAGCTCATACTCCACATGGTCATGCACCACATGGGGGCGGACGATGGCAGTCGCATAAAATTGGCGATTGCCAGTAATGCGCATCAACAGTTCCGCACCGGCTACTACATCGCGCTCATCGCGCGGTGTAGATAGCCATTTGGACAGCTCCTCGGTAAATTTTTGATCGATCATTTTATCAAGGATTTTTGGGGGGTTAACCTACGGACGAACCGCCACCGGAGGCGGTGAGGGTACCATCGGCACCGGAGATGGAGCCTTCTGCAGTCTCGATCTTACCGGCGTAGAAGGGAGCAGGACAGATGTCGGTCACGGACGCTTCGATGGTCGTACCGCCGCCGGTGGTGCCTTCGCCGGACTCGAGTTTGGGCTTCAACTCCAAATCGTAATCGGGATTGCCAAACACACGATATTGTCCATTACGCTGAGGGACCAACATCACAAAGTGGTCGGTCACACACAACTGGCAAAAACCGGTGGCTTCTTCCTGAATACCGGGGTGGGTCACCGTGATTTTGTTATTGTACGTCACAGATGGGAACTCGCCTTGTTGCTCACAACTGAAGCTGCCTTTGTTGGGGATGAGGTCTACCTTCATCCACTTCTTGTCCGCTGCCAACTTGAAGTCGCCACTATAGGTCGCGAGCTTCGCCATCGTGGCACCAGCGTCACTCACCTTCGTGCGAGTAGGCCACAAGACGATGTCGCGTTTGGAGATGATATACACGTGAGGGCGGATACCAGGGCGCACGCTTTCGCCTGCGCAAAATTCAATACTGCCCAACAAACTGGGCATATCCTTACATTTTGATGCCATTTTTCTTATTTTTGAGGGTGGATAATGACTAGGCACCACGGAACAAGTCCGTAGTGCTAGTCGCTAAGGTGGAGGGCTTACGAGTGCAACTTGCCCACGTGCAAAAACTCCTTGGAAATGCTCTCAAACTGGGTGCCGAAATACATCGTCGCTACATAAGAGAGGGTGAAGGGCTTGTACTTCTCGATGGCAATGTTTTCATCTGCCAAACCGGCACCATAGCCGTACAAGAGGTTGCTCGCGGGAGCCAAGTGCACAAAAGGACTGCCTTTCTTGCTCGAGAGTGCCACGATTTCGCACAAGTCGTCACTGCCTTCGAGGTACACTTTTTCGTAAGTGCGGTTGTAAGGAGCGGCGTTGAAGCGGGTGGCATAGTCGCGCTTGTAGGCATTATAGATGTCCTTAGACACATAGAGCTTGGTCTTCACAGATTGGAGCTCGTCTGCGGCGCTCTCGTAAAATGCCTGAAGCATTTCGACGGCATTGGTGTGGCTGATGGCTGCACTAAACTCGTGCAAGTTGCCTGCAGCGGTCGAAATGTTGTTCCCGTCGATCTCTTGTTGGGTGATGGTGTCAAAACCATCGAAGAGGTCTTTGGTCTTCGTGCCGCTTTCGTTGCGCTTCGCACTCCAAATGCAAGCACCAAGTGCCTTTCCGAGATTAGCAGAGAGATACGTAAGCACCTGCATACTGATGTCGGCACTCTTCAGAGCGTCGCCTTGTGCAGTCAACAGTCCCCACACGGTCTTTGCGGCACTATTGGGGTCAAAGTCTTTGATGACACTACCCAAATACGTCTCGAGCACGCGCGGAGTGATGGTCATTCCGCTATTGTCCACACGATTAGGGTCGTAAGGACCGATTTCGATGTCTCCCGACAACTGACCCACGACTTCACGACCACCCACACCGGGGCGACCGGTCATGTGCATGAGGGTGGCATTTGCCGAAATCACGGGGGTGATGATCAACTGTTTCTTAAATTTCGTCGCGGACTTCTTAAGCTCGTCCGTCGTTACATTGAGATTTCCCATTCTTTTCGTTTTGTTTTGAGGTTAAAAATCGCCCATCGACTTAAGCACATTGCGAGCACTTGCCACAGCCGTCGCAAAATCGTCATCATCGGGGGGATTGACGGGGTCCACGGGGATAGTCACTGCACCATCTGCCGATGCTTTTGCCGTAAGCTCGTTCACCTTGGCTTCAAGCTCTGTCACCTTGGATTGCAAGCTGTCGCGCTCTGTCTTCTGCGCTTCTTGGGCTTTTTCAAGCTCCGTCACCTTGGCTTGCAAGGTGTCACGCTCTGTGCTCAGCGTTTGTTGTGCTTTCTCGAGTTCCGTCACCTTGCCTTGCAAGGTGTCGCGCTCTGCCGTTACGGCTTGGAGGTCGGGTTGTGCCATTTCTTCTTTCTTTTTTGAGGTTGTTTTTGAGGGTTCATTCGTCTCGGCAAAGATGCCCAGCAGCTTTGCCCAGAAATTTTTACGATCGGGGCTCTCCGCTTCTGCTTTTGGCAGGGGCGCAGCAGAGGGGGGTGGGGTGCCTGCCATCGACACATCGGGGAGGTGATAACCAGCGCAGAAAGCACGGACCAACCGATTTTCCGCGCTATATTGCGCGCTCATTCCGTCTGTGCTCGACGCGCTGCCATCTGCTGCAGTGTCATCACCATCTGCTCCATCGATGGCATCGATGAGTCCGAGTGCCAGACACTCCTGTGCGCTCAGCCATCGCTCTTCCTTCATCAGCGCTGCCATCTCATCGCGATTTCCACCCGAACGAGTGGCATACAAATCAGCCATCACGCTGTCCAGGGTCGCGAGGTTCTTTTTCATCTCCTCATATTCGGCTTGCTTCTCACTCAGCTGTTCCTTGTTGGCTTGTTCCCACTCGAAGATCATATAAGAAGCATTATGCACCAGCATCACAGACTCAGGCGACATACTAATTTTTTTCGCACCCATCGCTAGCACAGTCGCCGCCGATGCCGTCATCCCTTGGATATGCACATGCACATTTCCGTGGTCCCTAAACAGCGCGCAAATCGCCAGTCCATCCGACAGCGACCCACCAGGGGAGCACACACGCACATGCACCTCGGGATTCCTTTCACCAGCCCCGCCAGTTCCACTAGCCCCACCAGTTCCACCAGCACCACCAGTTCCACCAGCCCCACCAGTTCCACTAGCTCCACCAGTTCCACCAGTTCCACCAGCTCCACTAGCTCCGCCAGCTCCACTAGTTTCCCTTGCCTTCAGCTTCTCATGCGTGATGGTCTCCAGACTATACCGCACGCCACCTGCAGTAATCCAATACCCGATCGGACCATCTATATGTAGATCATATTTCATATTCTTTTCTGTCCTTTCATATTCTTATCTGTCCAGTCCTTCTCCTTTCCCTTTCTCTCCGTTCCTTCCTTTCTTTTCCGATTCTTCCTTCTCTTTTCCGTCCCTCTCTTTTCCGTCCCTCCCTTTTCCGTCCCTTCCTTTCTTTTCTGTCCCTCCCTTTTCCGTCCCTTCCTTTCTTTTCCGTCCCTTCCTTTCCGGTTCTCCCCGGTCTCTCCGGTTCTTTTCCGATTCTTTCTTCTCTTTTTCTGGAGTTTTTCGTCTCTTTTTCTGGAGTTTTTCGTCTCTTTTGGGGGACTCGCAGCCGTCTTAACTCACCAGCTGCTTACTTATCCGCAAAGATAGCTCCTATATATAGGCTTAAAAATGACACTTTTTCCCGACGAAAATAGGCTTACATCTAACACCGTGGACATTTTCGCAATCGACCTAACCACAAACGACATCAAATCAAGCAAGTATAAACTCTAAACAAGGTCGTATTACCTCAAAACAAGGCAATACGACCCCAAATCCGTAAAAAAATCACCTCAAATCCGTAAAACACACCCCCAAATCCGTAAAACACACCCCAAATCCGTAAAAACTCACCCCAAACGACCGCAAAAAATACCAATCTCCACTTGTCCGCTCTCGATATCACCTTATCCTCTGGGTATCAAGACAAAAGATGTCGGACGAATCTAATTTTGTCCGACATCTCTCCCAATCGAGCAGCGTGCGCCCTGAGCGGGGGGTGGTCGCGACCTCTCCCAGATATTACGCTATATGCTATTTGTATCGTGCGCTGCAGTGACCAAACAACCAATAATATAGGGTGGATTTATCGAGCTGCGCGCAATCTATAATACAATCTCCTTACAGCCTCACGATTAACAACCTTGATACCGTTATCTGAGCACCACTTATCCAGGCTTACTCCGATGGGATGTCCATGTAGAGTACGCCCTTGCATCCAATCCCATAACTCAATCCTCAGACTACGCACGAGACATCTAACAATCCGTGCGTGCGATCTCCTCGAAAAATGGTGGTAGTATTCCGGCTTTTTTTTGCGATGATCAGGTAATGTGATGAGGGTAGCTACCCCGCGACGATAGAGCGGAGTTACACGACGTCGCTCTGATAGGTATGAGAGCAGGTCGTTCGTGGCGGAGTGTTTAGGAAATTTCGCAGGAGCACCATATTTATTAACAACAAAATCGTGCAAGTAGGGAGGAAGATACAAAATGCAGGTTATATTTTTCATAATCAACAATATATAGTAGCAAAAGTAATACTTTTCCGTATTAAAAACAAGTCCTTCAGAGTCCGAAATATAGCATTTCCCCTAGATTAAAAATCTAGCCATATAGAAAAATGCCAAATCAAGTTGTATCTTGTATCACCCCCTTAATCTATTGAAATTCAACAGAAAAGTACATGATACAAAAAATGAAAGCACTGCACATATAGTAAAAAAGCGCATCGGCGACAGCATACCCCCATAATAATAGACAATTAGCTGCATCTTTGTATCATCTTTGTATCATCTTTGTATCATGTTTTGTATCACCTCAAACTACCTTTATTTATTGACTTTCTTCTTACTTTTTGCCTTGTTTGATACAAGATACAAACTAATAGTACAAAAATAAGAGAGGAGGAGGGAGAGGACGCGACCGCCATCCCCCCACCGTTAGCAACCTAATCCGCAGGAAATCTGTTAAGTATCAACAAAAACAAATGTTATGTTTAATCGGTTTTTTGAAATAGGAATAGAAGTAGAAGTATAAAAAGAGGCCCCCATGCGTTTTGCTTGAGAGTCTCTTGGGAAATCAATGGCTAGGTGGAATAATACAACCTCGCCAGTCCCTCTCTATCATGAGGGGAGGAGGAATGCGATGTAGGAGTGTATAGTCATCGGAAAATATATACTCCACAGGTTGGTGATGGAGTATCTGTCTGTCGATGAGGTGGCACACAATGCAGATAATCCAAGCTAATTTTTGCCCATCATATCTAGTCAGCGATAGAGAGCTGCCAATCCGCATTGTACGGAGATACTCGACTATCTTATGTTCAAGGTCCCGAAACGCCTCTTGGTGCCAATACTGAGTCTCGTAATAGTCTGCGCTGCGCACATCTACTCCATCATAATAATAAGGTGCGCGAGTCATTGCTTGGCGACTATGGCGAACTCAATCTCATATCCAAGCCGAGCCATACCAGCCACCGCCTTCAGCTCAAAAAACTTAACGAGTTTGCAAAAAGCCGCTAGCTCACCAAGCATATCCTCGTCATTGTCCAATTCTCGGACTCTCTCTCTGCATTCGGTGCTCTTAACAGCATATACAGAGATATTAGACAACAAATCTGCAACATCCTTGTCACGAGCTCCCTCTGTCATAAGAGAACTCGATATAGCTGTGATTTCCCGGATCTGCGATTTCATAATTTTGAGGATTGATTTTCGGAGTGTTTCTGTTTCCATTTTTTTTGTAAATTAGAGGTTGATTTAATCGAAGAAGACATGTACCAGTGACTGCACCCATAGATAAGCCATGAGGAGCACGAGGAATACAATAATCCAAAACATTATAAAAGTCCGAAGAACTCTATAAATCAGACTCATGTCTGCTCGTTTGCGGTGCAGATATAGCACAGTACTGACAGCATCTACAGCGTAACAGACACACAGCACTAGGTCTATAGCAAAAAATACATTGTTAATCATACTAGAACGGCATACTATGATCTACCACTGAAAAGCTATCGTTGAGGTCGCATCCTTGCTCTTGAGCAAGAGACGAGCGCATATAAAAGCAGTCCTCCATCTTTCCATCTACTCGTCTGGAGATACGTTTTTGGGAGTTTTGTAGGGGAAGAGGATTAAGTTCCGCCACATGGTTGCAACAATCAGCAAATGCTTGTAGCTGCTTGGAAAACTTTTGCATCGAGTATGACCGCCCTACATTTCCCGCAAATGTCACATACTCCTCGAACGCTATTCGACGTACGATTAAACGGTCTAGGTTGTCTCCGTCCTCGGAGAAATAAGTTGCAGCCCAGTCCTCAAAGTTTGCGCCCATGTCTGCCTTCTGCTTGCGCTTACGGATATTATCCATTGGAGGCAGTATTTTTATATTTCGCTTTGACATCTGGAAATAAAAATGCAGGCACTGTAGCATAAAGTTGATATCTAGATTCCACATCTCCTCAGGATAAACATCATCGTGCAAAGTACGCCCAAAATCATCGCCTATAGCCCGATTTTCCAGGTAGTCATTGTCGTCCGTCTTGACATGATAGTAGTCTGAAAAAACCATAGGTAACAATCGTCCCATAGTAGAGGACGAGAACTCTGTAGGTACATAGTTTGTCGTGAATGCTAATTTGGGAGCAATCTTAAAAGGTATAGTGTAGGATCGATTGTTTTTTGGATTAACCGTAAGAGAACCTGTGATAATATCGTAAAACACACCCATAGATAGATTGCGCGAGCAGTCATCCACCAGTACTATATCTGTAGACTTGTCCACTTGGTCAAAGACGTGAGGATTATCCATCAGTTTAGGATTGCGACCCGACAAGACAACCATGCGCTCAAAGATAGAGAAAGCCTTAAACAAAAACGACTTACCGCTACGACCATTACACTCACCGTCCTCTCCTATCTTGTGGTCCATTGCTTGAGGAGCCCATGCCCGAGAAGCAGATTTGTAACGGTGCATCATATATCCTATACCAAAGATCTTATTTACCAAATTCTGTTTCTGCTCCTGTATCTCTTGAGCTGTCAAACCATCTCCATCGATGCAAAAAGGATGAGTAGTAGCATAAGCAACTCTCTCTTCCGCGGTGCGCCATTGCTCCTCCATTTCCTTGCGCCAATGGATGCGTGAGGTGTTAATAAGGTAGCCAAAGACCGGCGACCTATGATCTAAAACCTTAATGTCAAAAATAGGATCCTCGTTAGCATCTTCTGGGGATAATTCCGTAATCTCAAACATCGGTGCAAGAGACTGAAATTTGTGCGGTATCACCTTATCCTCCCAAACGTAACGGTCTACCATTTCATTCGACTCTACAATGCCATCAGCCGACACATTGACAAACACGTTATGAGTCGGTGTCTTTTTGATATAAAAATGTTGGCTATCTGGAGTATAAGAGGTAAAATCTAAATCAACCTCGCTCAAATTTTCGATGATAGAACTGCTTGCAAGGCGAGGCGAATTAAGAATAAGATTGCGGATTTCGGAATTAAGCTCACGCTCCTCTGCCCAGACACGCAAAAAACGTCTAATATCACGTTGCCTCACCTCCTTAACCTTATTACCCTCTATGAGGATGTATCTTGGAGTATCGCTGTCCTCGTCCTTGATCGTATGAAAACCATTTAGCTCCAAAAAAGCCAGCAGCGACACCGTGTCTATGTAATAATCCACCTTTCCGCTCTTTTTGTTGATCTGCTCACGCCAAAATTGTGCAGGAGCAGCCAGTGACAACAGCCCCACAAAGTCCTTTTTATCGTTACGCAGCTCCATCCAGTCGCGGAGATCCTTGCGTGGTTTGCCCCTGTTGTCTCGATAGGTAGATAGCCATTCTGGCAGCCAAGCCGTGCGGATTTCAGGGTATCTCAAGGCAAGCTCAGTCCCCTTTTTTCGTCCTGTGCTGTCAAGGTCAGGGATATTATAGACCACCTTCACATACTTCAGGATTTCGCGCATTTCCGAGTCGCTCACCTGATAAGTCTCTGAGTTAAACCACAGAGGACTATACCCCATACTCTTACAGCATAAGCTATCACGCTCACCGCTGCATATCACCGCCTCCTCCAACTTTTTAGGCTTATACACCTTGTTTTCGTTCGCCGGGTCATTGAAAAAATCACGCTCCTGCGCCTCATTGTAGGTATCATAGATTTGCTTCAGCTCAGCCAGTCCATTGATGTAGCGTTGTGGCTTTTCCCCTTTCGGGCAGTAGCTAAATCTATATTGTTTCTCAGGGTTGAGAGGCTTGTAAATCTTGAAAAACGCACTCTGACTACCATCTGCACGTTGCGCCACACACTCACGCATAAAGATAGGGTAATTGTCGTTGCTGCGCTCCAGTTTAACGCGACGATTTTTGACCACACCCACCTCCTCGACGGCATACCAGTGCAACGTCTCCGCATGCTCATGAGTCACCTTAGGACCTAAGACCTTCAGCCAAGACGATGGTATTTTCTCCATTAGTTTGTACACCGTTGCTCCTTCGTCTTCTTCTGCTGTTGCAGCGCGTTCCACCCACTCAGAGCGATTCAGCGTGCGGTTGAGCTCATCGCGCACGTCGAAATGTTGTGCTAGCTGTAGCACCGCCTCACCAAATCTAGTGACCCCACGCTCTTTCATATAGCAGTCCACCGGGCTAAGAGCATGACCTTCGTCCCCGTAGTCCACCACTTTCCATACGCGATTGCCTGAGGTGTCCTTACCCTCCCAAAGCACAGCACTAGGCGTTTTTTCGCCTAGCCTGCACTTAAATTTTGCTTTGCGATCACTCAAACATACCTGTGCTTGAGGGTAGACCATGAGGATGATGTCCAAGCCATCATTGGTCGCGCGATATAATTGTTCCGCTGTTATCATTTTTGATGGCTTAATTGTTGATATTATCGTTTAGTCCCATTGTATTATAATTGATATGACCCGCGACTCGCAAGAGTCGCAACGAGTCTTATTTATAAGCCTATTTTGTAGGCTTGTGTGTATAGCTATTAACGCCTGGATCTGCGCAGAGGTTCACCGCGCCAAAATGCAATGATCGATGCCCCTAGTATATACTTTCTTCCGGTGTAGCGATGCACGTGCACTTCGATTTCGCCCGTTGCTATATAGTTGCGCAACGTCGTGCGGCACACGCCTAAAACCTTTGCAGCTGCTCCTAGAGCAAATCTGTCATCAGCTTGTATTGTAGGCTCTTGCGTGGTCATGGCTAGGATAGTCTATAGAGTTTTATCACTCTGGCTTCGCAGTCCACAGACGATTCAAAACTACGTCCAAGAGTGCGACCATACAACGATTTGTAGGTGCCCACCTTAGGCAAGTTGGCGATGTCTAGATACAAACATTCGCCCACTTTCATCCCCTTAATATGGGCTGCTGAAAATTTTTTGATGATATTCTTCTCTTCTTCCTTTGTCATTTGTTTTTTTATTATTAGTTTTACGGCGCGAAGATAACAAATAATACTGACAAGTGCAAGAAATAAGACACGAAAGTATTAAATAAAATACTGCACAGTGTTATTTATAGCACTGCCGAGGGCGTTAAATACATTGTCTAACCTCAAATATCATCATCATGGACCTCCAGATGTTACACAAGATCCTAGAGTCTCAGGACTCCAGCATCGCAAATCTAGCCGATTTAATCGGCATGAGCAAGTCCAATCTCTACCGCTGCATCCGCGAGAAGAGCATCAAGGCTCAAGACCTCGAAGTTATCGCTGAAGCCTTAGGGGTAAGTGTGCTAACGTTTTTCCCTCCCACTCCCCCCGAGGAGGTAGAGGACACAGACAACAAAGTAGCTATAGGCAACAGCTCGGTGTCTAGCTTTAACAAGAGTCGCATCCATGTAGGCAACAATACGATAGCCAAGCTCCAAGATCGCATCCTATACTTGGAGCAGCAGCTTGAAATCTACAAGCTCAAGGTGCAGCACCTCGAGGAGCGAATCACAGACAAAGACAGTCTGATTGAAGCTCTGAAACTCGCTGGCAGCGTGCAAGATTAGTGCAATTATTTGCGTCTATTTTCTTACATTGTTGATAATCAATGGATTGTATGAAAATTATTTTTTACGATGTATAATTCAAACAGCACATCCTCACAACATCGATTAAGCGCATAGTTGTCTATCAGTCAGGCAAATATGCGCTTAATTGTTTTCAGCTCCCCTCTCTCGTTATGCTCTTTTTTGGGCAAATATGCTCAAAAAGCGTGCAAAATACGTGCAGAAAAAGAAAGACGAACAACGAAAAAACATGGCAAAAATATCATTATACCTAGACACCAGGGGGAAGAAAAAAGAAGCCCCCAGTCCCCTAAAGCTCGTGATAAGGCATCAAAAAGAAGCTGCTATGATAAATCTCGAGATAATGCTAACTGCTGACTCATGGGACAAAAAAAATCAGCAAGTCAAAAACAACCCCAACTGGCGCAAGCTAAACGATCTAACATCATCCCTACTACGCACGGCCTCAAATATAGCATTTGACCTCAAATACTCAGGAGTCATAGGCACCATGTCTGCAGCTGCCATACGCGACAAAATCAAAGCCGAGTTATGGGGCACAACCGATAAAATCGAAAAAAAGAACTTTGTAGACCTCCTCAACATACGCATCGGGCTATCTCGTTCCGCCTCCTCAAAAAATCAGTACAAATGCGTTTTGCGCTCGCTCCAGTTGTATGACAAAAAGATAGACTGCTATAGCTGCGATCAAATCACCCCCGATTTTCTCAGAAAATACATACTACACGCAGAGCAAGAGCAGCATCTTAAACCCAACTCGATAGTACTATACATAACTCTAATCAAATCCGTCCTAAACTATGCCTACGAAGAGGGATATATAGACAGACAAGACTACAAGCGTGTCAAAGTCAAACAACAAGAGACCCGAAAGCGCTATCTCACCGCACAGCAACTCCGTGAGCTATGGTTTCACAAGAGCGAATCAGACAGGCTAAATAGAGTGTTAGATCTATTCAAGGCTTGTTTCCTGCTCATAGGCATCAACTTTGTAGACATTTACGACCTAGAGCCACCACAACAAGGGATGGTGGAGTACTACAGAGCCAAGACGGGCAGACTCTATCGCATAGCAGTACAGCCCGAGTTGCAACCCCTCATCGACAAATACGGCACAGCAACCAAATGCTTTGATTTTATACCACAATGCACACGCCACACCCTCGGTCACAAAATAAATCACTATCTAAAGCAGCTCCCCTTCGATTTCGCGCCACAACTCACCCTCTATTGGGCGCGCCACACGTGGGCGACCATCGCATCCGAGATAGGCATATCCAAGGACGTGATAGCAGCAGCACTTGGACATGGAGCCAAGACCGTCACGGATGTATATATCAGCTTTAACCGCAACAAGATAGACCAAGCAAATCGAGCCGTCATAGACTACGTGCTATACGACAAAAAAAGCCACCCTAGAGAGGATGGCTTGTGACAAATTTAATTGTCGCGCTTAAATTCACGCGCTCAAAATTGCGCGGTGTGATATTATCATAGGGCAAAGATAACGACTTTAATCAATCCGTCAAAATCTTTGCCCTGTTTTTTTACCACTCGATCGTCATTTTTGCACCAATCGCAGCTAAGTGAGCAAGCACCGATTCTAGATAGATCCTAGGCGACTGCTCCCACTCTTTGATGCGTGCACCGCGCACTCGTGTGCTGTTGTGCCTTTTGGCAGCTGCATAATACGTTAAGCCACGTTCTTCGCGTACCTCCTTAAAGGCAGCACATATATCTGAGGGGTTTTGTATGATTTTCTTTTTCATGCTAGTATATATGAGGGAGGGATGCGCCTTACGCGGTGCACCCCTCCTGTGTTTACGGTGGCTTAGTAGCCTTTTTCCAGTGTTTCGGAAACGTTGGAGTGTCGATGCTTAACCCTCGATGATGTTGTTGAGGTACTCCATTTCGTCTTCGTAGAGAGTTTCAAGCCCCTCCCAAACTTCCTCGGGGGTTTCCTCGATGGCGTTGTAGATGTTGCCTTCTTCGCCCTCCCACTCTGTGGGGTTGCAGAAGTTCATCTCCTTGCGCTCTTGATAGAGCTTAGCAAAGGCTTCTACAGCTGCGTTGAGGTCTGTGCCGTTGTAGGCTTCTGTGAGCTGTTCTGCGATGTTGCGAGCGATTGCAACTTGGTCTTCGCGATTGTTGCAGATGATGTTGTAAACGGTAAACATGACTTTGTAATTTTGAGGTTTGTGAATTTAAGCGGTGCAATCTAGAGGGGTATCCCTTTCGATTACATTGCAAAGGTATGACATTATTTCAATAGATACAAGCGTGTACCCAAAAAAATGCACGTCAAACCTCATTTTTAACCTTTCAAGAATAGGTACACGCGCATACCTATTAAAATAGCAACTACAAAACGCACCGATTACTTACTAGCGCGCAAATTATTATAGCGTTGCAACTGGTGAGCCACACCATCATCCCCGTCGATGGAGACCGTCGAGCGGATGCCGCGCTCGAGAGTGTCAGCCAATCTCGTCAGCGTGTCCGTCAGAGCTTGCGCGCTAGCCACGCCACTACGATCCTCCGAGCGACCATCCCCCGACGACACCGCCACAGGCGTAGCAGCCACGCGCCCCGCACCATCAAGATTCAGCCGTGCCACAGTGTTATTGCGTTGAGCATGGTCTATCACGCGCAGAACCCGAAGCACAGACGGATTCCGCACTGCCTGATGGTTAGCCACAAACTCACCCTCATGCACCACACCAGCCTCCTTGCGATAGTTGTCGCCGCCAGTAAAACCACCACGATAATATCCCACGCGCTGCGCCTCCGCCTGTTTGCGGATAGTCGCGATTTGCACAGCACCAGCAGCCACAGCAGCACCAGCAGCGATAGGAGCAAGCACAGTTCCCACTATCGGGACAGCAGCAGCCGACGCATAAGCACTAATAGCAGCCATCGCAGTCTGCGCCACAGCCTGAGCAATCTGCATCGTAGCAGCCCGATCAGCATACTCACTCTTGATCTTAGCCAGCTCCTTTTGCTTTCTCCCCTCAATCTCCTTCTGAGCCTCCGAGTTGCCCTCAGCAGCCTTAATCTCAGCATCATATCGAGCACTCACACGAGCCTCCTGCGCTTGACCCTCCGCCTGCATATAAGCAGAGAGCGCAGAGAGCATCGAGCCAATAGAGCCATAAGCAGCAGCAGAGAGAGCCGTCAGGTTACTCAATCGTTCCTCGTCCAGCAAGCGCAGCGCAGCATCATACTCCCGAGCATGCTCCTTATCGCTCTCGCGCAACTGTTGCAGATGCGCATACACCTTACGATCTTGTTGCATCTTCATCGCAGCCTGAGCCAGCGACGACACACCAAAGTCCGCACCACCCGCAGTCGGAGCATCCTTATCCTTACGTTGGTCGCGACCACTCACAGACTCACGCGCAGCCTCCAGACGTTTCCGAGCCGACTCCGCCAGCGCATCAGTCTCCCGCTGCACCTCATCCGCACGCAGCTTAGCATACTTAGCGCGCAGACCCAGCAGCAGTCGCTCATACTCCTCCTCACTCAGATACTTCTTGCGATGGAGTTCCTCCAGAGTAGCAAGCTCCATTTGCTCCTGCTCCTCTGGCGACTTCTTCGCATACTCATTCCTCAGCTCGCGCACCTTAGCCCAATACGCCTTCTCACGCTCGAGCTGTTGGCGGTGGTCCTCCTCAGCATAGGCAGTCTGCGCTTTATCAATCTCCTCAGCCGAGCCCCATTGCTTAGCATACTCCGCACGTTGCTGCAGAGCCTTCAGCACGATTTGATTGCGCGCATCTTGATATTCACGCTCACTCATCACACCACGCTCATGTTGCAGCTCCAGAGCCTCCAGGTCCGTCTTTTCCGCGCGGTCCACCTGCGTCTCCGACCACTTAAGGCGGCGTTGTTTCTCATCCTCATTATACTTTTCCAGCTCCTTTTGCCACTTATCACGCGCAGCCAAATCCAGCTTATACCAGTCACGCTTCCGCTCCAGATGCTCAGTGTCCATCGCCACCAGACTAGCATAATACTCCGCATACGACAGCGCACCAGCAGCATATTGCGCGCGCAGATCTTCCACGCGTTGCTTGCGCTCCTCGTCCAGCCTCTTTTCCAGCGCAGCACCCTCTTTTCGTTCACGTTCCAAGCGTGGGTTGGTAGTCTTTCCGCCACCGCCACCATGTTTTGAGCCGTGTCCTCCGCCGTGAGTCGTACCGCCACTGCCAGAACCCCCATCACGATTCAGATTGAGAGGGTCTATCCCCTTTTTGCGCGCTGCCTCCGCCATTTTCGTCAGGTCATTAATGTCGCGTTGAGTCTCTTTCAGACCATTAAGCGCACCGCGGAGCGCATCCTGTTGGGTCTCCAGTTCCTTGACTTTTACGATACGTGCCGTGTTGCCCTCCGTTTTCTGCCCAGTAGACACAGCACCCATCGTAGACGGCATATACACATCCACCATCGTAGACTTGTACCGATCAGGATTATTCTTCATCTCATCCTTCACAGCCTGCACATTACGCTGTTTGCGTTTCACCACCAGTTCAGCATCCTGCTGTTTCTTATACGCATCCCTCAGCTTATCCGCCAATGCCTCTGCATAAGCCTGATCTTTGAGTTTTTCGATGTAGCGGTCTATCGCCTCCGTATTGTTGTTGATAAGTTGCCCCGACTTATTGAGAGAGGCGTGATAATCAGGCACCAAACGCTTCAGCTCCAGCAGAGCTTGATTGCGTTCTTGATACGAGAGAGTCTGATTCTCCACGCGTCGACGCAGTTGGTCTATCTTGCTCACCTCCTCCGCCGTCTTGCGATTAGCCTCCTCCGTCGCACTCGCTATCTCGCGTTGCAATCGCGCCTTGCGCTCCTGCTCTTGGTTAGCCTTGCGTTGAGCATCCGTCAAATCACCAGTCCTCGATTGCAGCAGAGTCACCACACCCAGCAGCGCAGACAGCCCAGCCATCAACCACCCCACAGGCGACATCGCCATCACAGCATTCAGCCCACGCACCGCCAGCGTCGACAGCGACACCGCACCCGTAAACAGCCCCTGCACAGTCGTAGCCACAGCCGTCGCAGCCGACCATGCAGCGCGAGTAATAGCAGCAGCCTTAGTCGCCACAGTGTTCAGGGCCTGCACCACAAGGTGACGCTGCTCCCATGCCACCAGGAGTTGCTTGCGCGCAATCATCACCGCCATCATAGCAGACAATATCGCCAACTGCGCCCAATAGCGAGCCACAAAACCCCCAGCCGTCATCATCGCACGACCCATCGCCACCGTACCGTTGAGCAACGCCATATAGATCGGAGACAACTTTTGCCCCAACTCCACACGCATATCCGCAAACTTTTGCTCAGCCTTTTCCAACTGAGCCTGCAGCGTATTGTTAGCCTTGTTATACTCATCCGTCACGCTCGTCCCCTTCCTGTAAGCCTCTGCTGCTTGCGTCTGAGCCGAACGCACCAAGTCCAGATTGTTCGCAAGCGCCGTCAAAGTCTGAGTCACACCAGCCCCCGACAAGTGCATCTGCTCCAGCATCGGAGCCACGTTCTCCATGCCCCCATGCGATTTCAGAGCCTCCAAAAACTGCACCACAGCAGCATTCGCATCCGTCTTCAGCGTCTCCGAAAATTCTTTCACGTTCAATCCAGCAATTTTCGCCATCTCTGCAGGATTCCTAAACAACGCACCAAGCACATTTTGCAGCGCCGTCGCACCCTTTTCCACACCCACCATCGACTGATCCAGCACACTCGCAAAGCCCATGATGTCCGTCTGAGAAATCTTCGCACTGTTCGCCATCCCCGACAATCGAGCCGTAAA